CTTACGGATTTGCACCGGCTCATATGACATCTATGGCTTACCGTGTATCTCTTTTCTTGGTAGCAGCGAAGATACGCCCATTGTTAACGCAACCAGTACGGATGCCCTAGAAAACAAAAAAGCCGCTTTAGAGTGCACCTTGTTGGTCGACCCTCGCGGGACATTCTTTGATAACTCTTCTCAACGACAGTTATCAAAAAATCAAGATACACACTAAAACGGCTTAGATTTGTCGACCAAGACAACGCCTGATTTATAACACACCTTTTCCCCATTGTGTAGCCATAGCGTCTGCAATACCTTGAAAAGTTTTTGATCTACTTTTACCTTTTGCGTTTGAATACCACTTGGGCATCTTCTTACCGCTTTGAAACGTAATAAATTCACCTTTACCTACAATCTTGGTCGGGATCAATGGCGGTAAGTTTTTTAACCATAAACACGTTGTTTTCTGAAACTCATCACCAAATTGCCACGGCTGTATGATCTGCTCCGGCTTGCGTATGCGCGAGGAAATAACGCTTACAGGGTTTTCTATGCAAATTCTGTCTATCGGTGCATCCATCAGAGCCTGAACAAACTCTAAAGCCTCGGCCTGTAAGTCTGCTTTCTTATGAAAGTGTTTGGCCCCTGATACCGCTAAATGAGTGCAGGGCGGGTGCGCGATCATTAAATCCCAACCATCGTTTAAACAGTCTAGAACGTCACCCTGATAATGCCAACCAGGCGAGTCAGAGGGCATAATGTCGCACGATACAGCCCAGTGACCTGCACGGGTGAACGCATCCCGTACCGTGCCACTATATTCACAGGCAATCAATACTTTCACTTGGTCACCTTTGGGTCAAGGGGCCGGTATTTGTCCCAAGTTTTCCGAACATCGGTTTGTTCACTTTTGACATATTTCCAGTCTGGATCAAGCAACCCAAACCGTAAACGAGGTTCAACGGCGGCCTCAATCCCTAGGTCTTCCGGATACGCCTCAGATTGCAAGGCGCGCGCGGGAGATTTTTCCTCTATATGTGCACGCCCGTACCATCGAATACATAACCCAGCAAAGCCAATGAGTGCCAAGACGGCGTAAAACAAAAAGATACAGTCGTAAATATTCATTTTCTACAGCTCCTGAAAATAGCACTTTATAGGCGTTTGTTTAAAAAGTAATACTAGGATAAGTACAGGCGGTAAAAAAGCCCCTAAAGGGCTTTAAACGGGTTATAGAGTGGTTGACAGTTACAGTTTAGCTAAAAACAGGTTTTTATAACCTGTCGTTTTATCCTGTTGCATTTTTGGTAAATAGATTGCAATTGACCCGCGTTTGACCATGTCACGCAATTTTTGAGTACCTAGTACGCGCTCGTAATCGGTTGTTACTCTGTATTGCACGCCATTCAGACGAACAGCAATGTAACGATCCTGAGATTGTGAATAAAAATAATGGTTCATGTCATACCCCTAGATAAACAGTGAAAGGATAAAAGCCACAGCCAAAAGAGCCAAAGCAATAGCGTCAGTTAGTAATTGTTTGTTTGTCATAGTGAACCCCTTAGAATGATGAGCAGTAGACGATTGTGTCGTTATGGGTGACACCAACGACCTGAGTATTGTTGTAGAGGTAATCAAGTACGGCTCGCTGAACCTGGTCGTCCTGCAAGCCCTCAACGTCAATTGAATAGTTGCTTGCAATCTCTTCAGGTGTTGATTCTGCATACTCACAACACAGCTCGACTACGTCTAAGTCGTAGGAAGAATCAATTTCTTCTAGATACTCAAACAATAAGCCAAGAGCCTCATAGCTGAACTGTGACTGTCTGCCGCATTGAGCAAAGGCAGTACGGAAGTCTGAGAGTTGTACGGTTTGAATCATGGTCTAGCTCCTAATAAGTTACCTGATATGTGATATGCGTTATCTAACGCACAAGTAATTAGAACATGAATTTATTATCTTGTGTGAGCAATACTCGCAAATACTCACAATAATCGTATAGGTGTTTACACTAATAAGCAATACTTAGTGTTGTTGTATATATATCTAATTATTCTAATTATTATAAGGGACATAGTAATCTAATTAACTATATACATCAACTGGCGACCCGAGCGAAGCAAAGGGCTAGGCGACGAAGGTATGCAACCCTCTACCCTCTACACACATGGGGCCAATGGGCCACTACTATATACATATCCGGATACATCAATACCCTGACACTGTAGCCATACTCAAATGGTCATGGGACTAGCGCGCATTCGCAATATGCGAATACTCTAGACGTCACAGCTCGAGGCATCGTTGCAGCGTGGCCGGTGATGGGCTGGAGGGGCGGCTGGAGGGTGCACCATTCCTTTCCCCCCCCAAAGAAAAATAGGCTTTTGCTGAGTATCTGTTATTATTTGCACATTGAGTTAGGGGGTGTAGTAGATGATACAAGTAGATAAAGATATACCAGTGCCGACTAGGCGAACACGGACGTTATATCCGTATGAGTCGATGGAGATTGGGGATAGTTTCTTTCTTGAGGATATGCCGTTGCAGCAGGTGTGTAATAGCAATCTTAGGGCTGCCAAGCGGTACGGTAAGAAGTTTGTAGCCAGGACTGAAGACGGGGGGGTACGGGTATGGAGGATCGTGTAAATGACTTGCTAGACAAGTTGATGTTGGTTCATCTGGAGAAGGTATTAGACCTATTAGAGGATGAAGACAATGATGAAGACGCAGAGGTGTATGAGGCGGCTAAGAAGTTGTTTGTTTACTTTGGAGGTGAATTAGATGAGTATTAATGTGAACGGTGCAGAGGTGATTGAGGAGTTGATCCAGACGGCTGAAGAGGCTGCGAGGAAACAGTACCTTGATCGTGTGTGGTCGATGAACAAGACTGAGATGTTTGGTGAGTTAATGCGTGTGCACACTGAGAGCAATCGGTTATTGCTGGTGGCTCAGACGCAGATACAGGCGCTACACGAGCAGATCTTGAAGTATGGCAACCCAGTACACTAGGGAACTGTACAAAAGCCGTGTAGACCTCATGGTGCAGATGCAGCGTGCTTTAGCTTGCCGAACCAAGAAGCAAAAGATTAAGCTCGCACGCGAGTGGAAAGAGAAATACTCTGAGAATATGTACAAAGAGTTGATTGCGTGTGCAAAAGATAAACGTGTACGCGCCAACATTGTGAACTGGGAAAATGATGGCCGCATTTAATTTGCAACAGTTCTACAACTTCTGTAAGCAGCTCAAGATTGAAACTAAAGAGCAGGGCTTACGCAAGATGGATAACTTGCTTGGCACCCAGAAGTATGTGATGAGTGAGATTGCCAAAGGACTAGAAGAGGATGTTCACTTCTTTACTATCCTCAAAGGCCGGCAACTTGGCATTACGACTATCTCCCTCGCCCTCGACCTGTACTGGCACTTTATCAACCCTGGTCTTCAGGGAACACTGACCACCGATACAGAAGAGAATCGGGATATGTTTCGTTCTACCTTGTCGATGTACATGGAAGGCTTGCCAAAAGAATACAAGATACCGGTGCTCACACATAACCGCACACAGATGAGCCTGAAGAACCGCTCTCGTTTGTTCTATCAGGTGGCGGGTACAAGAAGTAAGGGGACGCTTGGCCGTGGAAAAGCAATCACATTCCTACATGGGACTGAAACTTCGTCATGGGGTGACGAGGAAGGACTTGCCTCACTACTGGCGTCTTTGGCTGAAACCAACCCAATGCGAATGTACATCTTTGAGTCTACTGCCCGTGGATTTAATATGTTCCACGATATGTATACCACTAGTAAAAGAGCACGCACGCAGCGCGCCATTTTTTGTGGCTGGTGGCGCAATGAACTGTATTCACTGGACCCTGAAGGTCAGACATACAAAGTGTATTGGGATGGCAGACTGACAGGTGAAGAAAAAGAATGGGTGCGTGACATTAAGAAACTCTATGGTGTAGAAATCAACTCGCGCCAGATTGCGTGGTGGCGTTGGAAACTCCTTGAAGGTATCAAGGATGACTCTTTAATGTACCAAGAGTTTCCACCTACTGAAGACTACGCCTTTGTGATGACCGGTACGTCATACTTCTCAAACGCTAGGTGCACAGATGCCGCTAAGATTGCTAAGAAAACAACCTGCGACTACTACCGCTACTCCTTTGGTGCAAACTTTCAAGACACCAACGTGCTCAAGTCTACAGAACGCCTTGCTTCTCTCAAGGTCTGGGAAGAACCGATTGACACGGCCTACTACGTCATTGGTGCTGACCCTGCTTACGGTAGCTCTGATTGGGCTGACAGGTTTTGCATCCAAGTGTATCGCGCCTATTCCGATGGCTTGGAACAAGTGGCGGCGTTTGCCACCTCAGAAATGAACACCTATCAATTTGCGTGGGTCATTGCCCACTTGGCAGGAGCGTATAAGAACTCTACGCTTAACCTTGAAGTCAATGGACCAGGTCAAGCCGTCATTAACGAACTCCGTAATCTCAAGCGCCTAGCTGCCAACATGGGTAACTCTATGGGTGCCTCACTCATGAACGTCTATGCGTCGATGACCAACTACATCTGGAGAAAGAACGACTCTTTAGGCGGGATGTCTTCTAGCATGGGATGGTTGACTACCTCGGCGACTAAAGAGCGGATGCTGTCCTACATGAAAGACTATTTTGAGCGCGGCATGATGGATATTTTGGATATGGATACCATTGAAGAGATGAAGACCGTGGTGCGTGATGGCGGGGCGATTGAAGCCTCTGGGCGCAATAAAGATGATCGCGTCATTGCGAGTGCTTTGGCCGCTGCTGCTTTTGCCGAACAGGTGCAACCTCAGTTAATTGGACGAAAGATTAGCCGCATGGTATCCAAAGTTGAACAAAACTTTACGCCTGAACAACTCTCTGTCGGGCGTAACGTCGGTGATTATTTAAAGAAGATTGGTGTCTATGGTAATGAAAACAATCCACACTAAAGCTGAATTGCTGAAAATAATTCACAGATTCTTGTCTGATAAAGACCGTGGCATTAGCATTAAATTGTTTGCCGAACTTTGTGGTATAGATCAGAAATACATAGAACGTGTCTTTCTCTTGCAAACCCATCCTTTAAGCGAATACGTTCAGCGGCGGGTAAGCAAAGGTTGGGATGAATGGCGCGGTGGCCATGTGGCGATTATGAAGAACCAAGACAATACAAAGTTTGTGCAGTACCGCAAGACCCCTAAGTCTTTAGCAATGCGCGGCTATGGACTACAAGTGGTTGGGGGCGAGATCAAGTTAAAACTTGGGATCAAGAACCGCGCAGACTATTCAGACACACTTGCAGACCAGTTAGGGGATTAATATGTCACGCATACTACGCGATTACAAATGTCAAGAACACGGTTTCTTTGAAGGTTATGAGGCCGTTTGTCCAGAGGGGTGTACCGATTATGTTCTCCAAGTTTTTCTCCAGGCTCCTGGGTTTAAAAGCGATAAAAGTAAAGCCGCCGACAAGCAACTTAAGCAACTCGCCAACGAATTCGGAATGTCAGACATCAAGTCCACCCGTGCCGGTGAAAACCAAGCCGGTTACCTCACCCGTAACAACAAGTTCAGCGAAAAAGAGTACGCCGAAGCCGAAAAATACGCTACGCCCAAAAAGCGAGGCCGCCCCCGCAAAGATGCCCAAAACCAACCTCAACCGCAAGCGGACGCGCCGCGCGAAGCCCGTGCTGGTGACTCAGCGGTCTGGGGCGGTGGGTTCCAAGGGATGAATATGCAATCCATCTTGGCCGGCCAGTTTGCACGACCTGTTGGACCGTCTTTAGGCAAAGAAGCTGAAATTACTAGCTTGACACCGCGTGCCGCAGGGATCAATAATGGGCCTACTGTTGATCCACGGGCTACAATGCGTGACCCTGATAACTTGCAGATCAAAAAATGAGAATCCCATCATCACCTAGTGAACGCGAGGTTGTCTACTTAGACCTAATGCGGAAGTGCATGGTGTCTAGAGAAGAGCGCAAAGGTGATTATGCGATTAATCGTGCATACTACTTGTTTGGCGCGGGGCCTGAAGAGCCTCCCGCTTACTTTAACAAAGTCAATCCGCACCTTGACCAACTCACATCCTTCTTGTATTCCGCAGAAAGCACCCGCTTTAGTATCGCGTTGGGTGCTGCGGTCAAGCACGATGAACACCGCAAGACACCAAGCCTTACGTTGGCACTTAACGACGAATGGCTAAACAGCAATGCTGACCAAGTATTTTCAACAGCATTGACTTGGGCGCTGGTCTACAACACCACCTTTGTCAAACTGGTCTACAACAACGGAATTCACCCGTACATGATTGAACCAAGCGCAATGGGTGTGCTGCGCGAGGACTTGCCTTATACCAACCGGCAAGAAGCTATTTGCCAGCGTTATTACATTACTCGCTCTGAGTTGTACTCGCGCCTATACTCGCATCCTAAGCGCGAAGCCATTGTCAAGCGCGTGACCACAGGCATCAAAGTATCTGAGTCTGACATCCCCGATGCGGTGAATCGGATTGTGCTTTCTCAAAGCAATCCCACCATGTATGGCCAAGTCAACATGGATTTGTACGGCCAAAACCGTTACAAAGCGCGTATTGCAGAAGATACCGTTGAGATGCACGAGCTGTGGGTGTGGAACGATGACACAATGGACTATCAGGTTGTTACGATGGCTAGTCCCGACGTCATTGTCTATGACCGCCCAGGCGCATCGTTGTTCTTAAAAGGCGAATGTCCATTCACGCAACTCTGTCCAAACCCTTTGTACGATTATTTTTGGGGTGCGTCAGAGGTTCAAAAGCTGCAATTGCTTCAAGCCTTGCGTAACAACCGTATGGCTGAAGTCTTAGACTTGCTATCCAAACAAGTGAACCCGCCCACCGCATTGTCAGGCTTTACTGGCATCTTAGATGAGAAGAACTTCTCTCTTAACCGTGCCGGTGGTTTGCTTGCAAGCGATATGCCAAACTCTAAGGT